ATGCTCACCGTTAAGCAGATTGAAGCAGCAAAGCCGAAAGAAAAACCATACCGCCTACTCGATGGTAATGGACTGTACCTTTATGTCCCTGTATCCGGGAAAAAGGTATGGCAGCTTCGCTACAAGATTGACGGTAAGGAAAAAATACTGACCGTAGGAAAATATCCGCTTATGACTTTGCAGGAGGCAAGGGATAAAGCATGGACTGCGAGGAAAGACATCTCGGTTGGCATCGATCCGGTAAAGGCGAAAAAGGCCTCGTCTAACAACAATTCCTTTAGTGCAATTTACAAGGAATGGTACGAGCACAAGAAGCAAGTCTGGTCAGTAGGATATGCAACTGAACTTGCAAAAATGTTTGATGACGACATTTTACCTATCATCGGCGGTCTTGAGATTCAGGATATTGAGCCGATGCAACTGCTGGAAGTAATCCGCAGATTTGAAGATCGCGGTGCAATGGAGCGAGCCAACAAAGCCCGCAGAAGATGCGGCGAGGTTTTCCGTTACGCTATTGTCACCGGAAGGGCTAAATATAACCCGGCACCTGACCTTGCTGACGCCATGAAGGGATACCGCAAGAAGAACTTCCCGTTTCTTCCTGCAGACCAGATCCCGGCATTTAACAAAGCACTGGCAACATTTTCAGGAAGTATCGTATCGCTCATTGCGACCAAAGTTTTACGCTACACAGCCCTCAGAACAAAAGAGCTTCGTTCCATGCTATGGAAGAACGTCGATTTTGAAAACAGGATTATCACCATCGACGCCAATGTGATGAAGGGACGCAAAATTCATGTGGTCCCGATGTCAGACCAGGTGGTTGAACTTCTCACTACGTTAAGCTCCATCACCAAACCAGTATCAGAGTTTGTTTTTGCAGGGCGTAACGATAAGAAGAAGCCAATCTGCGAGAACGCGGTGCTACTTGTGATCAAACAAATCGGCTATGAGGGGCTGGAAAGCGGTCACGGATTCAGGCATGAATTCAGCACGATTATGAACGAGCACGAATGGCCTGCTGACGCTATTGAAGTGCAACTGGCACATGCCAACGGCGGATCTGTGCGTGGGATTTACAACCATGCTCAGTATCTTGATAAGCGCAGAGAAATGATGCAGTGGTGGGCGGATTGGATTGATGAGAAGGTGGAGTGATCCACCTTAACCACTATAGAAGAGCACAAAGCCTTGCAAGCCAATGCAAAGCTTTGTGTGTCCCGTTTTTGTCTCACATCACCGGACAATCATCAAACTCACCTGAACGCGCATCGTTGATGATGTAGGTGATCACCCCAAATATCGCATCCGGGCTAGTTCCGTCATCGTGCACCGGTATCTCTTCACGTCTTCCTGTCTGTAAATCCTGCAGGTATGGCCTGGGTGATTTGCGATAACGCTTAATCCTCATCTCACCTTCCATTCTGCAAACAAGCAATGAGCCGTCACATGGCGTAAATGACGCATCAACTACCAACAAAGCGCCATTAAGAATACCTTCGCGGTAATGCGTTGCACCCGCTCGCATAAAGTACGTGGCAGCTGGCCTGGCTATGATGCGCTTGTCGAGAGATATGCGCTCTTCTACGTAATCCTGTGCAGGACTCGGGAATCCCATAACTCACCTCCGATAGGTACTGTATATGCATACAGTATTATCGATCGGCGGTACCGATCAACATGAAATTTTCGTGAAGTTGTTACTGAGCGCTTAGGGATGGTGTAAGCTGTTGATGTTAGTTTGCTCTCAACAAGTTGCTAACAAATAAGCCCAGGATGTTTATGCACTCTGGGCTTCAACTTTTTATGCTGTTTGTTTTTTATTCATTCTATAGCTATTAATAGATGCCATGATTCTATGTCTTAGGTTTTCACATGGCTCTTCAATAAGATAGAAGCTTATAGCTCCAAATCCTACGCATGCAATTATTGATACAATAAAAATAACAACATTGTCATGATTAAATGGTGCGATCCTGAAAAGTATAAGCAAGTGCCATAGGTAGATTGAAAAACTCCACTTTCCTAAGTACGTCATCACTTTAGACTGCATTAACCATCCAAAGACCCCCTTCCCATAGCACAGCAGGTAAACCATAATCGCTAGTAGTGGCGCGAAGTACACAAATTTATTTGTAATCATAAATTTTTCACTGGAACCTAGCACATTCATAAAATATGGTGAAACAGAAAAACATGCTATCACAGTGAGAATGCAGAATGCGTCTGAGGCAAAAGCATTTATATTTAGTTTATTCATTCTCATGAATAAACATGATATTGCCATACCGCACAGAAACACAGGAATATACCATGTTACTTTCCCGCCAAGGGCAAGATTGGTGTATGGATAGAAATACTGATGTATACAACCTAACAAGATTAGGAATAGAACACCATTCAAAGCGCCGAATCTATTCGATATCTTTATTGATACAAATGCAATGACAGGAAGTATGAAATAGAACACATACTCTACAGGTATAGTCCAGAAGTGAGCGTACGAACCTGAGAATGTTATTATTTTATTTAAAGTATCTTCTTTAAACAATCCCGCCCAATAGTAGACGTATACCGCCAAGAAAAACACAGGCAGAATTCGCAACGAACGCCCAAGAACGTAGCTTGCCAATGAAGTTAATGAGAACCCAGTCACAAAAAAACGATTTGTAAGCAAGAATGCACTAAGCACAAAGAACAACCACACGCCAAATTGGGCCGTTCCTGACAAGCTGGCATTTATACTTGGAAAAAAAAGCCCAGTAGCATGGAGAACTAGCACGTTTAACAGCGCCAGCCCTCTCACTCCTTCAAGCGTTTTGATTTTATTAGACATGACCATTCACAGAAATTTTCAAAGAGAATAATCATACCCAATAAACACCATATAAGACTAGCCTTCCATGGCTAATTCTTACTTCGTTGCAGTCGTGAAGGTGTTGTAAGTGATTGTTCCGGTTCCGCTGTTTACAATATTCGCAGCCGCAATGAAGGGTTCGTGGCAGGTTATGCTTGTAGCGCCAGATGTTTCAATGGCTTTCGTTACTGTTCTAATGTTGTTGCAACTGGTTCTCAGTGAGGCTCCTCCTGCTGCAGCTATCCCTACACCTGCTGTATCTGAACTGTCCGTGGAGCAGTTTGTTGCATAAAGAATTGTGCCTCCATTGAAATAGATGGCTGGTCTTGCTGCGGACATTAAAGCCTGATGTGTCGAAATTGTTGCTCTTGTGCATGTCCCAAAATATGAGCCACAAAGCGCTGCTGCTAATGGCGCTTCTTCATTCCCGGTTGTTACCAGGTTCACAACATTGAAAGCCTTGCACAGTGACCCTGAACCTTGTGCCTTATTGCTGCTTATCACATGGTGAGATCCTCCATTATGAACAAGGCAAGCATCAACTATGCAGTCATAAAACACGTTGCCTTCATCAACAAGGTTGTTGCAGTTGAAGAAGTTGGCGCCATAGCTTACGGCATCTGACACTGCTGACAGCGTCATGGTGTCGCCCATCGCACGGTGTTCATTTCCTTTATATATTACATCCTGGTAATACTGAATTGCCGGTCCTCTTGCTCTCCCTGAGAACTTGTTGTTTGTAAAAGATACGGATAATCTCTTTGCGAAATCAACCGCAGACCCGCGCATTGTAACCAGCTCTAATGTCGCGCCGGTTGCTCTGGAATCGTTTCCAATCACGCATTTATCAACATATATCTCGCGATGACTCGCCTGTAAATAAAGCTCATATGTGTTGTTATTGCGAATTGTACTGTTAGTGACCCACATGCTGATGACATATCCATTGTCGTCTGTGTGAATCCCGCGTTGATTTGCTGCTACGTAGCAGTTATCTATATAGACTCGCCTGGCTCCGGAGTTGTGAATGTGGATTCCAGCGTATAGGTTGTTAGTTAAGTAACAGTATCTAACGAAGCAATTATCGGCATATGACCATATAGCGTTCCCGGTAGCATCGAAAGCGCAATAAAGATAGTTACCTGAACTATCAGCTCCTGATACTGATTTCTGGCCTGTAGCAACATCGATTTGTATATGAGCAAGTGTTGACGCACTATCAGCATACACGCGTTCTATAACGCAGTTTTTTGTCCCTGTAGCGTCTACAGTATGAAGGTAACAGTATTCAGTGCGCACATTTTGGATGAGTATATTTCGGCACTTTGGAAGTCCGATTCCGTTACCCCTCAAATACCCTGTTGCAAGTCTCAGGTTTTTGATTATTACGTTATCAGAATAGTCTGTATCATTCCCTTGGGCGTAATACTTACCAAGAAGGAAAGACGCCTCGTCTGCAGTCTCGGGGCAGTCCCATATAATCCTGGCACCTTGAAAATCAAAAATAAGATTTGAGCCGAAAAGAAGGGAATAGGTTAATCGATACGATTTATAAGGTGTAAATTTTATCACACCTCCACCTGCCAACTCTGCAGCGTTAATAGCTGCCTGGATTGCTGCGGTATCTGATGTTCCTGATATTACATTACCTGGTGTGCCAGTTCCTGTAATCACTCCATCACCTACCGCGCCATAGCTATCTACATGATAAATACCATCGTTTACATTATTGATTTTGGATAGGCTAGTATTTATTGATTCAATAACCTGCTCAAGGTTCTGATCTCCATAACCGATAAGCGACGCACCATCAGGACCAGCCAAATCCTGTCTAAGTTGGTCGGGATCGTATTTCAGCACGTTCGGATAATAAAACTGCAGGGAACCATAAGCATCATAAACAGCCATGGAGTGACCCTGCACCGTCACAAATTTGGCAATGTTACCGTTATAAACTGGGTATCCACCTGCGTTCACAACTATCGGCTGAGGAACTGGAATGTGACTTCCATCCTCATTTTCAAGATATACCTGAACTTGGTTTGATGGGATTGTGGGGTCAGTATCAATCTGACCAATATAGATTTTACCGTTTGCCACGGCTTTGAAAGAGCGAGCCATTGTGAAGATCTGGCTCGGCATCGATACTACGACATTGGCAGTGATATCTGACATTTACTGTGCTCCTGGCGCAGCAAAGCCGCACAAGCTAAATCTTGCGCAGCGTTGCGTTAAGGTCGGTTATAATTGTTTAAAAGAGTGGAGGATTTATGGAACGAGACTGGTTGAATTTTGCTTTCTTAATCTTCGGTATCTGTGTGGGTATAGCCCTATTCACTTAATGCCTCAGATTTCGCGCCCTGAGCGAATGAGTTAACTACTCGCTCAACATCAGATAACGCTTTCTCAAAGGCTGTAGAGCCTCTTGGAGTGTTGGCCAGGCGAAGCATTGCATTACGTGCTGGCTCGCTCTCATACATCCTTGCAAGCAAGCCATAGTCGGCCTTTATTTTTGGCACTAACAACAGAATAAACACTGCACTGTGTATTCATTCCAACGAGTGAATACACGGAGCAATGTCGCTCGTAACTAAACAGGAGCCGACTTGTTCTGATTATTGGAAATCTTCTTTGCCCTCCAGTGTGAGGGCTTTTTTATATGCATACCAATAACGCTTCACTCGAGGCGTTTTCGTTATGCAATCAAACAGAAGGAGCATCCTATGCAACAGTTCGCTATTGCAGGGGCGGCATCGGTTCGCCCTTTCAACCCGATTTTATCGGTACAGCATTCACGAAAAAATATTTTAACCGGAGCAGACTTTAAACAACCAAGAATGAAAAGTTTGCTCGAAAAGCTTTGGGATATTTTGAAACAACAAGGCCGTCCATGAGTTTTACGGATAACTGGTCAGACGAAGAATTCATTCGTCAGATGAAAGATTTAATCGGTAACGAAGGAGATATTCATGTCACTTGCAACCACAGTGAAGGAGAGCAAGTTACAGAGACGCATGTACACGCAGCAGGCGTTAATGTATCGCCAGAAGGGAGATCGTGAAGGTGTTCGCGTATTTTTGAATGCGGCAAAGACTGAAGTATTAAATCAGCGTTATTTCCTTGGGCCATGTCCATTCTGAGAACAATCATATGAGCAAAGAATTTTACGCAAGACTGGCTGCCATTCAGGAGAATCTGAACGCGCCAAAGAATCAGTACAACTCATTCGGCAAATATAAATACAGAAGCTGCGAAGACATTCTTGAAGGCGTTAAGCCGTTACTGAATGGCCTGTTTTTATCAATCAGCGATGAAGTTGTGTTGATTGGTGATCGGTATTACGTGAAAGCCACGGCAACTATTACCGATGGCGAAAACAGTCATACGGCAACCGCTCTTGCACGAGAGGAAGAAAGCAAGAAAGGAATGGATTCTGCACAAGTTACGGGAGCTACAAGCTCTTATGCACGCAAGTATTGCCTCAATGGTTTATTCGGCATTGATGATGCTAAAGATGCAGATACCGACGAGCATAAACATCAGCAGAACGCAGCAGCAAAGCAATCAAAACCATCACCTACACCTGAACAGGTTCTAAAAGCATTCACTGACGCAGCAATGCAGAAAAACACCGTAGAAGAGCTTAAACAGGCGTTCGCCAAAGCGTGGAAGATGCTCGAAGGCACACCGGAGCAGCACAAAGCGCAGGACGTTTACAACATCAGACGAGACGAATTAGAAGGAGCGGCTGCTTAATGGCACATTCGATTACTGTAAGACTAAACAAGCCCGCAAGAGAGTTTCAGGCCGGGGAAAATATCGGATTCAACATCCGTGCTGGCGTTCAGTATTACGATCGCCAGACAAAAAAGAAAGAATGGACAAACTACAGCGCCGTTGTATTTGCCAAGCCGGGAGCGCAAGCGGATTACTACCGTAGTGTTCTTGTTGAAGGTGGCATTGTGGAAATTACCGGAGAAAACATCAGGGTTGATGTTTATCAGGGGCAAAATGGTCAATCAATCACTCTTGAATTACTGAATGCAAAGATTGGATTTGCAACTTCAGGAAACAGCCAACAGCAGCAAAGTAGCAATCATCAAAATAATCCTGAATACGACGATTCAATTCCCTTCTAAATTAGCAAAATAAGGATTCCATTATGCCAGCGCCTCTGTATGGTGCGGATGACGCGCGCCGCTGTTCCGGCAATTCCGTATCGGAGGTGCTGGAAAATATCAAGAATAATCTCGACGCGTTTCTTGCTCTGCCACCAGAAACAAAAGCAGAACGGAAGTACCGACGCGATATACAACTCGCAGAAAAACAGGAAAAATACCGAATAAACGAAACATCAATCCGACCATTCCGCAAAGCCATATATACCCACTTCCCTGAATATATCGACCCGCGCCTGCGTAATTACCGCTCACGCTATGGCGCTATCAGTAATGACTGAGGAATTTACCATGAGAGGACTTGCATACAATCCCGGCATTCTTCCGGCAGAAATGATTATTCGCCAACGCGTAAAGCCAATGCCATCGAGAGAGGAATTGCTTAAGAGAAATTCTTTTCCATCAGTGAATCAAAACAAATATCTGAATGCGATGTTGCGGAGTGGGAAGAAATGAAACAAATGTCACTAATTGAGATGGATGGTTTTCTGAAAGGTAAATGCATCCCACGAGATTTAAAGGTTAACGAAACAAACGCTGAATATCTGGTGCGTAAATTTGCTGAAGCGGAGGCCACGATTTCGGAGCTGGCCGAAGACCGACAGAAAGCGATTGAGTCAATTAAGCAGGCTGATTCGGCTGTTAAGTTGGCACACGAGAAGTTTTCGGCACTGGCGGCGGAGAATGCGGGGCTGAAGTCTGGCGCTATGGACGAAATCAAGGTTATCAACCGTGGAGGGCAGGCATATTGCGTAAAAGATGGAGTGCAAGTTAATCCCATGTATGCAAGAGGGTGGAATGACTATCGCGCAAAGTTTCTGCAATCAGACACCCCAGCCACCGATGCTTTCCTGGCTGAAATTGAACGCAAAGCAATCCGCAAGTTCATTAACAGCATTGAACACATCCTGCGTGACAAGTTGTCACCGTATGACACCGAAGAGATGCTTGAGGCTATGTGTATTTTTCTGGAAGAACAGGGAGGTGAGCAAAAATGACAATCACAAAACAACGGGTAGAAGAAATCATATCCCGCATTGAAATGTATGGACATGGTGCAGGATATACCGCTGACGAGGTTTATGACCTAGCTGTACTGGCGCTGAATTTATCAAATATCGCAAACCTGAAGCGATACGAGCTTGATATGGATGGTTGTGACTCGTGCGGTCAGGATTGTGGCGCTGACATGACTGAAGATTCTGATGGCAATTATGTCCTGTTTGATGACGTGGTTAAGTTGTTTGAGTTTGATACAACCACTCAGAAGTTAGAAGGCCCAGCAAAGGAGGCAACCAGTGAGCAAGATTGACTATCAGGCACTGCGTGAAAAGGCAGAGAAAGCAACGTGTGGTGTGTGGTCGCTAGAATATGGAGATGGCAGATTTGATGGTGATGATGCACTAATTCATCGCGAGGCTGCTGGATATATTCCCATTTGCAGAATTGAAGGAGCGCATCCTGAAAGCGGTTTCGATGAAGATTTCCAAATGGAGCAGCAGGCCAATGCTGAATTCATCGCCGCAGCCAACCCGGCTACTGTGCTGGTATTACTGGATGAACGGGAAAGGAACCAGCAATACATCAAACGCCGCGACCAAGAGAACGAGGATATTGCGTTAACGGTAGGGAAGTTGCGCGTTGAGCTTGAGGCAGAAAAACAGCGGGCAAAGGATCTGTTTATGGAAAATGCTCGGCTTAAGTCAGGTATAGCCGGTCTGATACACCTCGGTATTCGATATGCAGATGTTGAGGTCATGAGAATTGCTGGAGATGCCCAACTTTCTACCCCATGCACTGACAGCATCATAAACAGCATTGCAACAGGCATTCGCATCAAAGGAGAGTGATATGAGCGCTATAACCAAAGAACGTATCAAATTATTCATTAAAAATCCGCTTGATAACGGACTTACTCGTGGCGAACAAATGGAACTGGCACGAATTGCACTGGCATCGCTGGAAGCAGAGCCTGTAAGCCAAACTTACAACTTGCCAGAATTAATCGAAGGCATGGAAGTTTCCATTGATGTAAGCACTTGTGATGCTGATTTAGGTAATCGCTATTTCGGCACCGTCACCGAGGCGTTAGAACTTGATACTGCCAAGAATGGTTACATCCTCCTGGTTCAGGACGCAGAGCCAAACTTCAATATAAATGGCAACTCTCCGGTAACTCCGGATGGTTGGATAAGCTGTAGTGATCGAATGCCGGAAGACACCAAAATGTTACTGGCATTTAGTCAAGGTGAAATCGTGGCAGCATATTGGAACTGGGTTGTAAATCCAATTGATTACAAAAAATATAGAGCTTTCACGTATTTATCAGGAAGTATCTTGGATGACGTAACTCACTGGATGCCGCTACCAGAGCCTCCACTTTGAAAGCGAAGCTTATACATGTCTTTTACATCAGCAATCTATTGTTAATCTCCAATCAATGTTACGTTGTCATCTCACTCATGCTTTGGAGGTAGTGATATGTCTTGTCCAAAATGCGGTTCTGGAAATATTGCAAAAGAAAAAACAATGCGTGGATGGTCTGGTGATTATGTGTGCTGCGATTGCGGATACAACGACTCTAAAGACGCATTTGGAGAGCGTGGTAAAAACGAGTTTGTCAAAATTAATAAAGAACGCGAAGGCAACGAAAAAAGCTAATTTATTTATTCATATATGAAAACAATGTAACCAATATTCGAATTGAAGAACTGAAAGAACACCAAACCGCCTGATGGCGGTTTTTTTGGGGGTAGTAGATGGCTGCAATTCACATTGTCTCAATAATATGCAATGCAATTCAGATAGTTGCTTGCATTATCTTTGTTTTCTCAATCCTTCGCTCCCGACGATATTCTCCAGCAATTAACCGACATCCTGCACAGGTTGAAGCCGTCAGGATGGCTATAGAGTTACGAAATGAGATGAATAAGGCATTAATGGAGATGGAGAAACCATTCACTGACAAACATTAAGAGTGGAAATAAAGAAATCACCCCGCCTCACACTCGATGAGGCATTTTCATTTATCAAGATATACAGACCTACCATCGCCGCATCAATGCGGTTTTTTATTGCCTGATTTGCAGGTTCGATTCCATATTCGGAGATAGCACTCATGCAACACGAACTACAACCTGATTCACTGGTTGATTTGAAATTCATCATGGCTGATACTGGCTTTGGTAAGACCTTCATCTATGACCGGATTAAGTCCGGCGACCTGCCTAAAGCCAAAGTTATCCACGGTCGAGCAAGATGGTTATATCGTGACCATTGTGAATTCAAAAATAAGCTCTTAAGCCGCGCCAATGGGTAA